TCAGGACGGGCGCCATGGGATGAGCGGCGTGTCGTAACCGAGCATTAGTGGATGCTTGGGCTGGCCGCAGCCAGTAACGCCGAAATGAAGCACCGGCCTCCCTGTGCGCAGCAGCATCCCCAGCATTTGAGCCGGCGCGCCGCGCAGGTCTTTTGGAACCTTATTCAGCCTGCCCCAGCACGGAACCAGAACATCGGCCTCGACGATGATTCCACTGATGTGCTCTTGCCAGGCAGGGCCAAATGGATCGTGGATACCCTTGAGAGCAGCAGGGTCAGTGGATCGGAAGGCGAAGAGATTTCCAACGATGAAGCGGTGGCCACCGTTGCGCAGCGTGAATCCGCGCCACTTGCGCACCGTGGCATCATCCAGAGTTGCGTCGGCCGTGCTCGGGTTGATGCCGAAGTAGGCGAATACCTTAGAACCCTCGAAAGGCATAGAGCACTCGCGCTCCAGGCGGTAGCGGTACATGCCGCAGTCGCTGATGATCGCTGACATCACTCACCTCCCTGCGCCGGCGCGGCGGCGATCGCATCCAGCAGCCCGCGCACAGCCAAGTCCTTAACGTCATGCTCGCTCACCACGCCGCCACTGCCCTGCGGGTCGTAGATTTCCCATCGATCGCCTTCGCGCTGGATTGACGACGTGCAGCGCATCACTCGCCAGCCCTCCGGCACCTGCCCAGCCTGGGCGACCGTGGCGTGCGCATCGGCAAGCAACTCTTCGAGGATTGCTACTACGCTGCGGGCGCTCTCGGCGTCGGCGCCGTCACTCCCATCATCGAAGACCTTGGCACGCTCAAGAGCCTGCCTTGCCTGGCTGCACATGTGAATGCGGAGACAGTCGTAGGCGTAATCGGAGGTGTCCAGCTTCAGTTCCAGCTCCGTCACCCTGGCCTGGGCGGCGTCGCGCAAGCCGAGTGCATGCTTATCGGCTTCCACCGCCTCGACTGCCACCTGTTCCAGCCATTCATTGCGCGCCCGCAGGTCCTCGATCTCGGCTGCCATGTGTTGAACAAGGAGTGCATCCGGCCAGTAGCGCGGATCACTATCGGGATGGGCAGCGAGGACTCGGTCACGCCAGCCTGCCACCTCCGGCCGCTCCAGCTCCGGCGCCGGGGAGGGTTGCGCCTGGGCCGCGCGGGCTTGAAGCACCGCCAGGGCGTCACGGAACTGCTCGATGTACTGCTCCTGCGTCGAGCCCCAGCAGCTCATCAGGCATACGTCATCCGGCTCGCAGCCTTCATCCTCTGGCTCGTCTGACGGTTCGGCTGGGACCATGAAGAACTCGCGCTCGACCGCATGCAGCAGTTCGGCGAAGCGTTTGGTGTTCTCGAAGTTGGCGATCAGGATCGACACAGGATGGCTGTAGTGCAGACCGATCACGTCATAGACGCGCTTCAGGTCGGGATGCAGCTCCACCTGCGCTCCCTCTGCCTTGTTCCAATTGCACTGGGCAGCAGTGTGCCCTCCCGCACCGCAGAGGGTGCAGGCTTGTTGTTCGGTCATGGTTCAGCCCTCTACGGGGTATTGGATGGTGCCGCGCTCGCCCTGGCGGGAGTTGATGGCGGCTTGGATGAGTTGCCGGCCCAGCGCCTGGGCCTGGTCGGGATCGAGTTCGGCGCCGAGACGCGGCAGCCCATCGATCAACATGAGCGGGTTCCCGTCGACGTCGTGGATGTGCTCGACGGTCAGTTGGATGGATTGCATGTATCTGGCTCCGGGATGGGGTCCATCATCTGGCCGACGACATAGCCGAGGGCTTCCCATTCGCGCTGCGCCTGCTGGCCGATCTCGTCGAGCCAGGCCTGCGGCAGGGTGAAGGTCCGGGTGCCGACACCCTTCTTGTAGCGGGGGCGCTCGACCAAGTGGCCATTGGCTGCCAGCTTCGCCAGGCGACGCAGGCTCTTCCCGCGATCACCTGGCAGCGAGTAAGAGCGGATACCTGTCAGGCTGGCGTTGAATTCGCTCCAGGCCTCCAGCTTCCGCCGACCGCCGATGTACTTTGTCAGCAGCAATTGCTTTGCAGAGCGAAGCAGCGCGGCCCTGATGTCGTCAGGCAGGTTTTCCATTCGGTTGCTCCTGGAGGGCAGGCCTGCAGCGCAGGCAGTCGCATTCGGGGATGGGGCGGAGGGTTCGGCGGCAGAAGGTCGGGCGGGTCATGGCGTCGGCGCCAGGTTGTTCAGCAAGCCGCGCAGCTTCGGATGCATTTCCAGGTAGTCGAGATCCGGGTCGATAATCTCGTTACGCGGGTTGTGGATGACGTAGCACATGCCACCGATGATGCGGCCGTGGAAGTTCGGCGCGTGGCACAGCAGGCGTGCCAGGTGGTTGTAGAGCACCTGCAGGTGTTCCGGCTCCTCGGCGTCGAAGTCGCTGCCCGTCTCGCTCAGATACTCCAGTAGGTTGTCGGGAGCCTCGGGAACGGGGGAGGGGCCTCCCCAACGACGGTCGATGGTGTCGAGCAGTTGCAGCAGTTCTCCCGCGGCTTCGTAAGCCCCGAATCGCCAGCCGCCACCTGGAGAAGTGCCGCCAAGAGTACCGACGGCAGTTCCCGCTTTCTCGCCTCGGCGCGGCGGATGATCCCGGCGCACGCCTTCGCGCTCAAAAAGTACCGCTGCGGGATCGAATCCACTTCGAGCACTTGCGACAACGAACACACGGCGGCGTCGTTGGGCCAGGCCGAAATATTGGGCATCCAGAACCCGCCATGCGACTGTTCGCCGGGGTCCATACACACAACCAGCGTCCTTCCATTTTCCCCCTGGCGGCTGAAGTTCTTGGGATTCGCCCACCAGGGCGCCGAGGAAGCAGCCGAACGCGTTTTCCTTGTCGGAGAGCGCGCCGGGGACGTTCTCCCAGACGCCGACGCACTCGGCCTGGCCATTGGCTGTTCGAACATAGTCAGCTGCATCGAGGATCTCCACGTACTTGATGGTGAGGGCGCCGCGCGGGTCGACCAACCCCTCACGCATGCCGGCCACGCTGAATGCCTGGCAAGGGGTTCCCGCCACGAAAACAGGCGGCGCGGCGATGGCGCCGGACAGGATGCGGCCCACCAGCTTGGTCATGTCCCCGTAGTTGGGTACCTGGGGGTGACGGTGGGCGAGAACGGCCGAGGGGAACGGCTCGATCTCGGCGAACCACTTCGCCTCGTACCCGAGCGACTCCCAGGCCACGCTCGCGGCCTCGATGCCGCTGCACAGCGAAGCGAACTCGGTAGTCATGCCGATAGCTGCTCCGTACTGGGATCGAACTTCCGCCAGCCGACCTTCGGCGCCTTGGTCTTCTTGTCGATGATCGGGTTTCCCTTCTCATCGGTGAGCGTGACCTTCGCCTTGATGTGCAGGTCTCGGCACTTCAGAGTCCTGCGCGCTACCTCGATGAACTGCAGGGCGAACTGCGGAGCATCGAACAGCGGCCCGATCTGTTTGACCTTGGTGCCAGCCATTACCTGGTCAGCGGTCTTCTCGCACAGGGCGAGCCACTCCGTCATCGGGATAGGCTGCTCTCCCAGCGGAGTGCGACGGCTGGTCTTCACGGTGTTGCGGGCATCGGCAACCGCCAGGTCGCGGGTCATGCCGAATACGGCGAAGGTGCTCATAGCGATACCCACTTGTTGGATTGGTCGTAGTAGCCGCGCCATTCGCGATAGCTGAAGCGCAGGGTGCCGGGGCAGCAGAGCCAGGCCATGCTCAGCGGCCCGCCCCGGAGCAGGAAGTTGATCTTGCGAGCCGAGGGTCGCGGACGACGCAGGCGCGGACGATCCAGCGACACCCGCTTGATGCGGGGAATCGATGTGAGCTTCATGGTTTCTCCAGGTAGAGCGCCGCCGCGCCGCAGCTGAAAAGCGAGACGAAGTGCGGTAGTTTTCATTGGTTCCGATCTGACCAAGGTAAGGAGGCCGAGATGGAATGGTGGGCGGTACCGTTACTGATTGGGCTGGCATGGTTCCTGGTGAGGCTCGATCAAGGATCAAACCGAATAACCAGAAGCATTCAGGCAGTGGAGGGCAAAAATGCAGCACTCCAAGATGACCTGGATAGAGCATTTCGGCGTATCAGTGATCTCGAACACGCGATCGATAGGCTGAAGCGGCCGGCGTACTTCGATGCCTTGGATCGAGGAGATACTGATTTAGCGCGACGTCTAGATGACGACTAACGCAGGCCTTGCCTTTCTGCCTGGCGGATGCGTGCGCGCAGGTAGTGGACGCTGATGCCCAGGCCCTGGCGATGTGGTGCCAGTTGAGGCCTTCGCAGTGCAGTTCGTAGGCCAGGGCGAGCTCGGCTTTACCGAGCCGGCCGTAGGGATCGCGGGTCATCAGAAGGGCACTCCGTCAAACTCCCAGGCTTCGCAACCCTGGGAGCGAACTTCTTCCGGCGGATCAGACATGTACTTCAGGCATGTCTTCCCGTGGCAGTGCTTGCAGGTGGTGCACTTCACGGGAATGGTCTCAAGCTGCCGCAACATCTCCCGCAGGGCTTCCTTCTGGCTGTTCAGCTGCGTCAAATTCATAGCCAACGATCTCCGGGTATTTGCCTGTCTCGTTCACCTGGATGGCCAACGGCTTGAGTAGCTGGAATCCATCACGAAGCCATTCGATGGCCTGCTCCGTACTTCCGGGAAGGAAGTCGAAGCCTTCTGGCTGGCGGCGAGTCCACCAGCGTTCAGCTTTGGCCCTGGCATAGCCGTCATGACTCAGGCACACCCACTCTTTGGCAACAATGCGCAGGCCGGACCAATAGATGACGCGCAGGGTGTCGGGTTTGCCCGGCTTGAAGTGTTGGGCGTAGTCGACGTTGGTGATGGAATGGCGGATGACCGCAAGCTTGCTGCCACTGAGGATGGCGGCATCTGACACCCCTTCGAACTGCTTGTCTTCCTCTTCGCGCAGGGTGTGGCCGCAATCCGGGCAAATGAGAGATGAGGCCGGCTTGACCTGCAGGCCGCAGTTGTCACACAGGGCATAGGGCGCGCCGAGGCCGCCGCCGGAACCACGCTTGCGCCCCCTGATTTGATCCAGCGGACCCAGACGTGCGGTCGTGTCGGAAAAGTCCAGCCACAAGCAGTCCGATTTCCCGGGCGCAATGCGAAGGCCGCGGCCAGCGCCTTGGCAGTAGAGGACCGGTGAGCGTGTCGGGCGCAGCCAGAGGATGCAATCGACGTCTGGTACGTCGAAGCCGGTTGCCAAGGCAAGCACGGTAACCAGGCAGCGAATGTGGCCGGCGCGGAAGCGGGCGATCAGTTGTTCGCGAATAGGCTTCTTGGTTTCTCCGGTAACGACTTCGCAGGTGATCCCGCGAACGCGCAGAAGGTCGCTAAGCTGTTCGGCGTTGGCCACCGTGGCGCAGAAGGCAATCCACTTGTTCCGCTCGGCGGCTAGGCGAACGGCCTCTTCCGCAGCGCCATCGAGATAGCCGGACACCGCCTCGGAAAGATCTCGGATGTTGTAGTCGCCGGTGTTGCTCAGCTTCACAGTCCCGGTATCAATCTGGGTGCTGATCACCTCGCCGGGAAGCACGAGCGGGGCCAGGTGGCCCGCATCCAGGAGGGTCTGCATGCGGATCTCGTAGGCGATCCCAGTGAATAGAGCTTCCTCGCTATCTGTCAGCCAAACGCCATTGCCGCGGAAGGGTGTGGCGGTCATGCCGACCAAGCGGAACCCGCAGTACTTGCCCAGATCGTTGAGAAACTGCCGATACAGGCCGGCGTCCTTCGGATTGATCAGGTGGGCCTCGTCGACGATCACGCACTTGATGTTGCCCAAGACGTGGGCATGCTTGGCGACGCTGCCGATCGTGGCGACGATCACGTCAGCATCCGGCTGGCGGCGACCAATGCTCGCGCTGTAGTAGCCGACCTTGATGGTGCGCGGCAGCATCGCCTTGAGCTTCTCGGCGTTCTGCTCGGCCAGTTCCTTGCTGGGGACGATTACCACCGTGCGCGGGTGATACTCGGGCCAGGTATCGAACAAGGTCTTGGTGATGGCGGCGGCGATCAGGCTCTTGCCACCGCCAGTGGGGACCACCAGGAGAGGCGCTGCGTCCTCTTCACGGTGGCGGTCCCACCAGTCGATCAGGGCATCGACAGAGGCCTGCTGATAGTCGCGCAGGGCGAAGGTCATGCCGCATTCTCCTTGGCGCCTAGCAGGCGCTTATCGAGGGTGTCGTGGATGGTTTCGCTGGATAGGCCGTCGGCACCGTTGACGAACTGCTCACCCGTCAGCGTGTTTCGGTAAGCAATCCAGTTGTCGTCCTCGCTGGCGTCAACCGGCCCGGCGAAACGATCAAGCAGCGCAGGGATGAAGCGATGCGCCTGGCAGCCGCCCAGTTGATCGTCCTTGCTCAGCACCTTGTGGTGCCGCTCACAGACCCATGTCCCGTCGCGGGTCGGCGTGGCGTGCGCGCAGGTCCTGCAGTTCGGCAGAGGGGCTGCTGTGGCATGGCAAAGCGAGGAGTAGGGGCACCACTTGCACTCGAACCAGGCCGGGTCTTCCGTGATGCGCTCGGGAGGGCGATCGGTGAAGATGATGCGCTCGGCCTTGTCGACCAATCGATCGGCCTCAGCGGTGTTTTCGTCGGTCCGGCAACTGGTGGTAGAGCGTCCACCAGGTGAGGCGCAGGTGAGGTAATGCCGCGTCATGCCAGTGAAGCGCATGTAGAGCACGGCCTGAGCGTAGTAGACGGGGTCCCAGTGGCGAAGGGCATCTTTCTCGCCGTGCTTCGCCTTGCAGGCATCGAGCTTGGCGAATTTCTTGTCGTTGACCTGCTTATGCTCCCAGACGTGCCAGGTCTTCGGTGCCTGAAGGACGCCGAGAATGGCTCCATCCATATGGCCGCGGAAGTGGCCGCCTAGGGCGACGAATCCGTACTGCTGGCCGCTCTCATCATGGGTGTGCAACTCAATGCCGGGGACCATGCGCAGACGCTCCGCCTGAATGTCTTCACCTCGGTGACCATCCTCGATGGCCTTCGCGGAAAGGGGGCTGAAGGTTTCGTTCTCGGCCCAGCGGAAGGAGTACCAGAGCCGCCGAGAGCAGCTCTGGCCAATTGCAGAAAAGCCCAGGTAGGTTCGCCTGGGCTCCTGAGCTTTCTCCCTCACCAGGGCCGCGTCGATGGCTGCCAGAGTTGGGTCAGCCATCAGGTTCGCGGGTATGGCAGCCATGATGCACCTCAGCGGCTCCAGGGGGCCTTTGCTGCACCGGCAGCTTGCGATTGCTGTGCGGCAGCGGCTACATGCGCCGGAGGGGTGCCGGCTGGTACGCCGCCTGTGCAGGACTCGTAGCCCTTCACTTCGTTCTGATCGGGGTATTGGCCTCCCTTGTCCTTGCGGATGCCTACCTTGATGCGGAGCGGCTTGTCATGCAGCTGGCTGGTGTCCTGCAGTTGTATGACACTGACAGCGCGGCAGAGGGACGACAGCTGGCCCTGACCGATCTGCACGGCCTGTTGGTTGGGGTTGTCCAGGGTGATGCTGGCGAACACCAGCCGGCCCTTGAACTGGCCGTCGATGATCTGGAGCTTCAGCGAGATGTAATGGCCGTTGTTCGCCTTGGTCGGCTTGATGTCCGAGCTTTCCACGATGGCGGTATAGGTACCGGCCGGGATCAGCTCGAAGGACTGGGCGGGTTCTACTGCAGCGGCGTTGAAGTTGAGTTGTGCCATGGTGTGTATCCTCGTTACTGGTTGACTGCTTGGGGTTGTTCTGCGCTCTGCGGGCTGAGGAGGGCGCTTATAAAGGCGTTCCACTCGAGCGGGAGGCGCTCGGGCATCTGGTAGCGGTTCTTGGCGATGAAGGAGGGCTTCTCCACCAGATTCAGCCAGCGATTGCCGGTGCCGGTAGCGATGTTGCGCGCGCCCTTGATGGACTTCGGATCACCGTCTTGGCGCAGGAACACCTCCGGCGCCGCATAGCCGATGACGTCGGCACGCTCGTAGATCAGTTGGAAGGCGCGCTTGTGCAGCTTGATCTGCACCCGGTCGTAGGCGGCCATCTCTGGTGGTTCGAAGCGGACGATGTCGCTGTGCGCGATCAGGATTGAGCCGATCCCCTTGGTGGCGGCGAGATAGCTCAGGGCATCAAGCAGTTCACGCCAGCGATCCAGGGCCATGATGTAGCCCTTGCCGTAGCCAAGGTCCTCGATGCTCTTCTTATCCTCAGCCCGGGCGACGGCATCCCAGATCAGGGGCTCAAGGGCTGACAGCGAGTCGAGCACCAGCCACTTGAAGGAATGCTCTTCGCCAGCCAGGGCGCCGATAGCCTCCATGACTTCTTCGAAGCTGTTTGAGACCGGGAAGGCCGTGGCCTCGATGTTGCCCAGGCCATCCTCGGTACGGATGAACACGCAGTCGGGAGAGTTGGCGGCGAATGTGGTTTTCCCTATTCCGGGGCCGCCGTGAATGCAGATGATCGGAGGGCGGTCGTTGCTGACTTTCTTCAGGGATGCGAGCGAGATTGCCATTTCAGCTTTCCTCGTTGATTCGTTCGATTTTCACGGTGGGTTTCGCGGGTTTCGTTTCGATGGCGGGTGCGATCAGCGCCCAGAGATTGGGCTCGTTGGTGCGCAGCCACTTGCAACCGGTTTCGTCGAGTTTTGGTTCACTCTTGATGGGGCGCATGTGCGGCGGCAGCTGCTCCACCAGGTTGGTGAGCTGTGGCATGTCGGCCTTGTAGGTGAGCTTGCCGCCGGTTGTGACCTTGAAACCCTCGAGCTTCTGGGTTTTGCTGCCCTCGTCGGGAAAGCCAACTGCAGCGACGATCTGCTGCTCAATGGCAACCCGCTCAGCGTTGGCGGTTGATTCGCGGGACTTGGCGTCGAGCCACGCCTCAAACAGCTCTTTCATGGATGGCCTCCTTCTCCTGGCGACGGAAGCGCAAGATGCAGAGGTCGCCGCAGATGTTGGTGAAGATGGGGTTGCGGTAGCCGTGCCGACTGGCGAGCTCGACGGCCTGGCGAATGTTCTTGCCGGCGAACTCTTCGATCTCGCCAATCTGGTCGTCGACAAGGGGGGTAACAGGGCGAGTGGTCATGCAGGTCTCCACTGGCGGCATTCACCGCCTGTTCCTTCATAAGCGGGCGGTCCATCGAAGCGCTCGTAATCCATCCATGCGGATGAGTCATCAAGGTCATCAGGGACCGGTTCTGGAGTGGGTTCTTCGTGGTCGGGATCGCGCCAGTCGAGGAGCGATCGCCAATGACACTTGCGATGCATGGCGCCTCCTGATTACTCGGCGTACTCGACGAAATCGCCGTCAGCGCTCAGCTGATACCACGTGTCCGGCTCGACACCGTTCTCGCCGACCTTGCTGGCGCGGATGTGGATGAGGCGACCTTCATCGTCGCGATGGCAGAGGACGATGGCGCCACCGGCAGATGCGCGAGCGCGTCCTTCTATGCCCAGGGAGGCGGCGATGGATTCCTGGCCACTCACCTCGGCTGCCGAGCGGTTGCCAGTGTTCGAAGCTGCCGAGTAGTTGCCAGTGTTCGAAGCTGCCGAGTAGTTGCCAGTGTTCGAAGCTGCCGAGTAGTCGCCAGTGTTCGAAGCTGCCGAGTAGTCGCCAGTGTTCGAAGCTGCCGAGCGGTTGCCAGTGTTCGAAGCTGCCGAGTAGTTGCCAGTGTTCGAAGCTGCCGAGTAGTTGCCAGTGTTCGAAGCTGCCGAGTAGTTGCCAGTGTTCGAAGCTGCCGAGCGGTTGCCAGTGTTCGAAGCTGCCGAGCGGTTGCCAGTGTTCGAAGCTGCCGAGCGGTTGCCAGTGTTCGAAGCTGCCGAGTAGTCACCAGTGTTCGAAGCTGCCGAGCGGTTGCCAGTGTTCGAAGCTGTGTCGCCTACCAGGGTTTGCTCGATTGAGCGATCCAGGCGGCCCATGATCCAGTCGATGGCCCGAGAGATCATGGTCGGCATGCTTATCTCTGCCTCAACTACCAAGGTGGCGCTGGCGATCTTGCTGTCGTCATCGTGGCGGCTCAGTTGGCCGGATGCCTTCACGACCGCGAAACGGCTCTGGCCAGGCGCGTAATAGCCGAATACGTCGAGCGGGTACTCACAGGAGTGGAAGCCGGAGGCGCAGGCCTCCACCAGGCCTTCGTGCTTGTAGGTGCCGCCAAGTTCGAACTGGTAGCCGCGGCAGGTCAGGTCCTGGTTGAAGCCCTTGTAAGCCGTAACGATCTCTTCAGCAGCCTCGGTCTTTTTCTTGCGGGTCATGGTGCGTTCCTTTTGGAGTGCGTGATGCCCTTGGCCGAGGGCTGGTGCGCGCTTTCGGCTGCCGGCGATACGTCGGCATGCGAAAGAGGGCGGATATGGGGAGGGTGAAAAGCGCCCTCGGGTGAAGGCGCTTCAGAGATGCTTTCCTGTCCGCCGTTACTGATCGCGCCACCTGCGGATGGGCGCATTTCTGCTTGTCTCCAGTCGGTCCCTGTCTGTTGGTAGGCAGTTTCGAAGGCCTACTCCACGGGGCTGGGGGAGGTGATTCGCCACCTTCCGAGCTATCCGGTGAATCTCCGGCTTGTCGGCGCCTGGTGTTGATTGGCGTTGAAATGAAGATAAGCCAATGCCTAATTGCTTGTAAATAGCCAATGCCTAATTTATTTCTTGCGGACATGAAAAAGCCCGCGCTAGGCGGGCTTTAAATCAGAGCGGAGGGAGCTGGTGGCTAAGCGTCCGCAAGGATTCGCTTAGCAAATGGCATGGCAGATTCGCTTATTCCTTCTGAGCCATACACGACCTCAAAGCCTACATGGGAATTCTTCGCGGCGAATTCGAGCTCAGTGGTGTAGGCATCAAGCTGTCCTTCCTGGGCTGGCGTGAGCTCACGAGTAGGAACAAAAATCCCAAGCAGCAGTTCGTCGTGCGAGTGCCCTATAACTATGTCTCTTAGGCGAAGCAGCTGAGTAATTTTTCTCTGTGCCGTAGCGCACTGATAAGTCGCATTGTGGGAGGGGTCCAGCGTGCCTAGGTTGATGGCTAGATTGGTCCCAACATAGCTAATCGTTGCCTTGCTCTGCTTTCCGTACAGGGCGAACGGCCTGTTAAACCTGTCGGAAACATTCTTCCTGCTTGCTAAGACAATGCGCTTTACCTCGGCTTGAAATCTGCTCAAGTGAGCGCTGCTTGCCTCTTCCTGTACACGTTCATTGCCCTTCGCACTGAAGAGCGATGTGTTCATTTTGGCAGAGCGAATGATGGATTCGATATTGATATTGCGAGTCTTTGTTGTGCGGCCAGGGTAGACGCCTGTCAATGATGGGGTCCACGCTGAAAGCTCGCCTCCGGTTGCGAGCCATGCCTGAAGCTCTGCGGTGATGCTATCAGCCAAGTTCAAGAGGTGGTCTCCATAGCGGCCAAAAACCTGGCGCAAGGAGTCCTCGTTCAGTGTCGCTACAACGCGAGGAGCAGAGCCATCCTCTGTCACAATCGCAACAGCAGCCGTGATTCGCTCTCCGCTGTGAGTTATCGGCTCAATGTAGACCGGCATCCACCACGCAGAGAGACGATCGGGCCGTTCCCTTTGCTGTAGGTATGTCTGTCCGGCTAGAAAGGTAGTTGGGCTATCTGCAACCGTTTGCATAGCAGCGGGACCGTGTGTTGAATGCGCTCTTTCAAAAAATCAGCGATCTTCTGCCGATCGGTTGTGCTATCGATTTTTGCATAATGTCCCTCTTTGTCGAGGTCATCCATGCACAAAGTGGCACAACTGGCGACTACTTTCTGAGCGGTAGCAAGCAGCGACCTTCTGCGTCCTTCGTCCCACGCAGAGCACCCTTGAGCAAGGTCGTTTGTAACCGAGACTCCTGGGTCGTCCAGGCCCCAAAATTCCCAATACTCTCCAGTCAGAGCTCGCCCATGGTCGATAAGCCAGACCTGTTTGCTATCTGGCGCATAGATCACGTTTCCGAGATTGCGATCAGTATTGGCTACCAGTTCGTCAAAAACGATGGTTCCATTCAGGTTGAACTGGCGTGCGATGATCGAATGGTGCTCGTCAGGCGGTGTCTTAAATGCGCGCTCAAGACTGTAGCTCATATAGCCAGCTTGGCGGCTTGCGAAGCAGAGCATCGGTCCGCGATTGAAGAACTTAGATTGGAATTCTTCAGGGATCTCTGCGGTGTCAACCAAGGCTACATACGGCCTTGGAATGTTCATCCCTAAAGCCCGGCCAACTTGGGAGGCGGCCAGTTCAGCAATGACTTTGCGGGGGTCGGCAGTCAGCTTTACGTAACCGACTTCGGTTTTATCCTTCTCGTCGAGCAATTCGACTTTGAAGGTTTCGCTATCCCGTCCCTCAGACTCACGCCCAAGAAACGTGATGACCTCAGCCTCTAGTACGGCTTCAATCGTGTTGTTTTTGGTTTTCAAAGCGTTTGGCAATCCGTTCCAATAGCAGAATGTCGTCTTCTGTTAGTCGGCCTTCATTGGCTGCTTGCTCAATACTCTCCAAGGCTTTCATGGACCTTGGTGTGGTCTTTCCGCGAAGAGAGTAGAGCGTATCAAGCGCGTAATACTCTTCTGCAGTGAGCGCTGCAGCTGCGGCCGGATGCTTCGATCTCACTACCAGGTCGGCTTCTTTGGCTGTCAAGCCCCAATGCTCTGGCGGGACGGTATCCGAAAAGTAGGCAATCAACTCAATTAGCTTCGACTTATCGATGCGCCCATGTTTTACCCAAGTCTGGACGGATGGCGGCTTTATCCCGAAGCGATCTGCTAGAGCCTTCTTCGTGATTTTTTTCGCAACGATGGCGGACTCAATGGCCGCGCCTAGTTCTGATCCGGTAAGCATTGCCTAATAAAGCCTCTTTAGGTGCTGGTTAGGCAATGGCTTGCAAAATAGTTAGCCAATGCCTTATCTTGTTCTCCATGCAACCGGAGAACCGAGCCATGACCCCGATAGAAGCGATTAAGGAGGCAGCCAAAATTGTCGGCAGCAAGGCCGATCTGGCTCGCCTACTGGATGTTCGCGCCCCAACCGTAAGCCAGTGGTGTTCTGGACTGCGACCGATTCCAGCAGCCCGCGCGGTTCAAATTGAATCGCTGTCTGGTGGAAGGGTGAGTCGAGCTGATCTCTGCCCTGATTTCCCCTGGCAGAAAATGGCGTCCTGACCATGTCCACGCCTCAATTGAACCCTGAGCAGGAAGCAAGGGCCCGCAAGATCTACAGCCTTGTCGTGCAGCGACTTGCATCGGTCGGCAATGCGCCGGTCGCGCTTGCAGTCGGTTGCGACGAGTCGACGATCAGCCGCATGAAGCCGGAGAAGTTCTTGGAGCTTGCACGGATTCTTGCGGTGCTCGACCTGAAGGTCGTGGGTAGTGAGATGAAGTGCTTCAACGAGAAGGAAATTGGCGCGATCTTGCACCTGGCCAAGTCGAAGCTTTCCGAGGTTGAGAGCGTCGAACAGCTGGAGTGGGACTGATGGCTGCCGTCTTCCAACTCGCCGACTCGCCTAAGGTTGCCGCACTGGCCTATGCCCGCATGGGGTGGCACGTGTTCCCGTGCTGGCCGATCCGCGACGGCGCCTGCGCGTGCGGCAAGCCGTGCAAGTCCCCCGGCAAACATCCCATCGGCCACTTGGTTCCACACGGCCAGGAAGCTGCCACCCTCGATGCCGAGGTAATCGGGCAGTGGTGGGGGGCGGTACCGGATGCCAACATTGCCGTGCACATGGCGAAGTCGTCCCTGGTGGCGATCGACATCGACCCGCGCAACGGAGGCCTGTTCACCATCGAGCAGGTCGAGGCGCAGCATGGCGAGCTGGCGTCCGACGTCTTGGCCTTCACCGGTGGTGGCGGTGAACACCGCGTCTTCGCGCTCCCTGCCAACCTGGCGGGCTCGCTCCCCGGAACCCTGGGCAAGGGTGTCGACGTCAAGGTCAACGGCTACATCATGGTAGCGCCGTCAAATCACATTTCCGGCAGCAACTACGAGTGGGAAATCTCCAGCAGCCCGCTGGATGGCGCCTGCCCAAGCCCAATGCCGAACTGGCTGCGTGATCTGTTCCGGGCCAGCGCCAAGGCGCCTGAGCAGCCCGCGGCCGCCGAGAACAAGCTGACCGAGGAGCTCGCCGAAGACCTGCAGGGCGCGCTCCAGTTCATCAATGGCGAGTCGCGTGATAGCTGGTACCGCGTTGGCATGGCGCTGCACTCGACCGGTGACTATCAGTGGGCCTTCGATACCTGGTCTGACTGGTCCCGCCAGTGGGCGCACAAGTTTGATCCCGTCGATCAGGTGCGCGTGTGGCGCTCCTTCAAGAATAAAGGCCTGGATGGCCTATCCCACGCTGTCATCTTCTCCGATGCTCAGGCCAACGGCTGGGACAACCCGCGCTCCGCGAAGCCCGAACTGCGCTCAGTAGACGACGCCTATCTGGCTGAACTGGCCGTACTCAATGGCGAAAAGCGCAAGGTGATCACCGAGTTGGGTAAGCGCGAGGTTCTACCGTTCCCGGTTCCAGGCCTCGATGCAGTAGCTGAATGGATCGGTCACGTCACTGGCGCGCGCCATGGCATCGCCACCCAGATGGCCGCCATCAGTGTGGCTTCGCTGGCCTCCTCTCGTCTGTACGAGTCGAGCATGGGCGATGGCTGCCACCTCAATCAGCTGGTCTCCGCGCAGAGTTACAGCGAAGTCGGCCCGCTCATGAATGCGGTGGGGCGCATCTACCATGACGCCGGCCTGCGCAAGCTTCTGCGTGAACAGCGCATCAGTTCCCCCAGTGGGTTCTTCAAGACCCTGCACCGGTCGCCGGCCAGTCTCTATCTGGCAGCCGAATGGGGGCGCAAGTTCTTCGGCCCCCAGTTTGCCGCGGTTGAGCATGTCGGCATCCTGATCGGGCAGGGTTTCAACAAGCAGGTATGGGTTCTGGATGCGCCAGAAGAGGCGGGCCTGAAGAAGTCAGAGCTTGAGGATGACCAGCCCGTCATTCACAAGCCGGCCTTCAACCTCCTGGCCTTCGCCGCCAGCAGTGATCTGGCCAATGTCTTTTCCGAGGCGCAGTCCGGCCGCGGCCTGATCGAGACCCTGCTGTTCTCCCGTGTGGAGACCGACTTCGACAGCGATCCGCGCAGTGAGGCGACGCCCGATTGGCTGATCAACCATGTGCGTCGGGTTCGCAGCCTTCCGACGGGCGCCAACGAACTGGACCTGGTGACTGTCTTCAATGGTAACGCCGGCCTGATCCCGACCCTGAAGCCGGTGATCTTCCAGGCGCAGCCGGCCGAGCACTATGCCGCCATTGATGCGCTGTCCTCGCATCGCAACATGCGCCCGATCCTTCATGGCGCGCGGATCATCCTGCGTCGCCTGGCCTGCACCCTGGCCGCCTGGGGCAATCCTGAATCCCCAATCGTTACCCGCGACATCCTCGATTGGGCGGCGCAGTTTGTCCTGGGCAGCACCTTTGAAGTCCTACAGGCCATGAAGCTGGGTAGCAGCGAGGAGGGGCGCAGCACCGCCTACGAGAAGACCCTGGGCGCGATCACCAAGGCTGGCCCGCAGGGCATCAAGCTCGGCTATCTACAGCGTTCCTGCTGGACCTACCGGAACCTGGACAACGATGCGCGTGGAAAGCTGATCGATCAGCTGATCGACGACGGCGAGATCATCCGGCACCCCGAGATCTCCGGGCATTACGTGTCCGCAGACCTGATCAAGGTAGAGGTGGAGTGATGGGTTTTGTGAGGAATGTGAGGTTTTGTGAGGCGATTTTTGACCTATCACACACGACTGCAAGTCGCGTGGTTTCTGGATTTCAGAGGAATTTGTGAGTTTGTGAGGCCCTTATATATAGAAGTTAAAAACCTCTATTAAGCCTCACATCCTCACAAAACACCTGAAAGCCGCACAGCGCTAGGCGCGGAGTGTGTGAGGAAGGGCCTCACAAAACATCACACGCCGCACACACACGAAATTCGGCAGGAAATTGGAGAAAAACAATGGGTGCTTTGCTTGAGATGCCACTGAAGGCTGAAGCCGATCTGACCCCGCACCAGCAGGCGGCTTACGAACTGCTGATGGGCGTAGCGACTACCGATCAGTACGGCATGGCAACCCTTGAGGGTTATGCAGGCACGGGCAAGACATTCCTCATGGGAAAGCTGGTCAAGGAGCTTTCGGGGGAGGGCATCCGCGTGGCCATCGCGGCACCCACCAACAAGGCTGTTGCCGTGCTGCGCGAGAAGGTGGGCGGCGACCTGGTGCATGCCGCGTCTATTCACTCGCTGCTCGGCCTGAAGATGAAGGAGTTGGAGAACGGTGCGCAGGAATGCGTGCCGGACGGCGAATCGAGCCTGCACGAGTACGGTGTGGTGGTGGTGGATGAGTGCTCGATGGTGTCCCAGGACATGTTCAGCCGCATCCTGTTCTCCCGCGGGAAATGCAAGGTGATCTTCGTCGGTGACCCGGCCCAGCTTCCGCCAGTTGGTGATGACCTGGAATCGCCTGTTTTCCGTGACGTGAAGATGCGCGTGCGCCTCGCTGAGATCGTTCGCCAGGCGGCAGACAACCCCATCATCGGCCTGTCGATGCAGATCCGCTCGGCCATCGAGGAGCAGCGTCGCTCCGGCTACGTCGAACTGTCCCAGTCGCTTGCCGCGGATGGCCCGGCGAAAGCAGGATTCGTCACCGGCGGCAGCTCGGCTGTATTCGAGATCGCACTGCAAGTACTTCAAGGTGGCGGTGATTGCCGCGTGGTGGCCTACACCAACAAGCAAGTGCGGCAGTACAACACGCGCCTGCACCAGGCGCTGTATGGCTACACCGACTGCGAGTTCAGCCCGGGCGAGACCGTCATTGCTCACGAGGAGATGCGCGCTACAGAGATGGCGGAGGCCAGCAACGGCGAACTGATCTCCGCCGGCACCAGTGCCCGCATCATCACCAGCGAAGAATTAGAGGTGGTAGACGTGGCCAGGGCGGAAGGACGCCTGTACGACTTTGAATACTTCCAGCTGCTCCTTCGTCGCGATGAAGGCTCACTGGTGCGCGCTGCGTTCCCGGCCATTCCTGGCCAACTTGAGGAAGCGATTCGTCAGCGCTGGGCGGAGTGGCGAGCGATCAAGACCCAGGCAGAAGCAGAGCAAGACGCTACCCAGCGCCGCAAACTGATGGAGAAGGCCAAGGAAGTGTCCGGGCAGACCTGGGCCATCCGCCGTGCCTTCGCGCCCCTGCGGCACGCCTACGCGATCACCGCGCACAAGTCGCAGGGAAGCACCTTCCATACCGTCATCGTCGATTGGGGCGACCTCAGCAGCATGCGCCGTGACTTCGAGTTCAACCGTGCGCTGTACGTCGCCTGCACGCGGGCATCTGAGCACCTGGCCATCGTGGTGTGAGCATGAGCATATTCGAGACCGTTCCGGCGAAGCCCAGGAAGCCGTGCATCCCCTCCGAGCATGAAGATCAGGTTGCCTTGATCCAGTGGTTCGATATGCAGTATCCGTCGCTCCGCGGACGCCTGGCTGCGTGCCCGAATGGCGGCCAACGCAACGCAGTGGTGGCCGCGAAGCTCAAGGCGGAAGGGGTTAGGGCAGGGTACCCAGACCTCAACCTACTGACCCCGCGCCATGGCTTCGCCGGGCTATTCATCGAGCTGAAGCGGGAGAGAGGCGGGGCGCTTCAGTCGGATCAAGCTGACTGGCTGGACTGGCTCAACGAGCAAGGCTTCATGGCGGTGGTGTGCAAGGGATTCGAGGCGGCGAAGGAGGCAATTACGAACTACCTGGCGACCACAGAAAACCACAGGGGAGAGCCGAAATGAAACTGATCAGCGCGCGGCAGGCCTGGCACGACGCCTTCTACCAGCCCTGGGACAGCGTTATGGCGGGGGCAATCGATCGTGGCTCTTTGGGCATTGTGGAGGCTGGCGGGTGGGTAGAGCGCAAGCTGATTGAGCTCGATAGTAATGGCAAAGAAGTGAAGCTCTCGCAGTGGGTGTTCGTCCCTGGCGTGCAGCAGACGCGACCTGAACGAGATATCAGCACCGGGCGGGCGGTTCACCAGGCGCTTGCCGCACCCATCCAGAAAGCGATTGCATCGCTTCCTCATAGGCTGCAGGCCTTCGGGCACCACATGTACGGCCCTGGCACCGAAGACGATCTGCGCGAAGAGGCAGAGACCTTGGTGTTCGGCGTTGTTTATGCCGGGATGCTCGCCAAGGGAGAGCGGCTCTACGCCAAGACAATGGCCAGGGCGCAGGCTATTGCTGCCGGTGTGCTGTACCGGTATCGCCGCATGCACCAGGGTGGCCAGAGCTCAATGCCTGATCCGATCCCGAACCCGGAGGCCTTCCGCAAGTGGCTGGAGATGGAGAGGGGCGTGAAGCTGGCGAGTGAGTCCTGGGGCCGCGAATGGGAGCCTTTCGTGGCTGCCTGCTTCCGGGCGTGCGACGACCTAGACAAGGAGGCCTTAGTGCCCGTGTCGATCACGCTCTCGCTGATGTGCGAGGCTGTCTGAAAAAGTTTCGTTATAACGTATTGACAGAAAATCTCGGCTGGCGCACCATCTTTCCCATCCTCGAAATTGTCACTGCAAAGCCCGGCCTAGCGCCGGGCTTTGTCGTTTCTGGCTAGATGCGCGTTAGCACCTCTCCAGTGGCGGCGATCTCGAACTCGTTTTCGCTGATCCGGTTTAACGGACCACCGCCCACTACCCGATAGCCCTTGCTGCCATGGACAACGTCCTGTGACCCATCCATGAACTGGGTCTGGACGATGGTAGTGGACTCGATAACCGTGAAGGTCTGCCCGGACTCGCCACGCGCCTGGAATCGCCCTGTCTCAACCTGCTTCGTGCCCATCGAAATCTCCTTCTGTGTGATGGCGACCTGATCCTAACAGTTGGTTTGGGCATTCGAAGACGAAAGTAACAAACAACTCTCCCCGCAGCTGAGAGCCTCTACTGGAGAGCCCAATGGAACCGACGACCTCGCTTGGTATTGGCGCGTTGTTCGCCAAATACAGCGTCGCCATCGCCAGCTTCTGGGGGTCGATTCTTTCCCTGGGGCTTCTGAAAGGCCTGTCTCGCAAGCAGGCAGCGATGGCGGTGCTCACCGGCTATCTGTTCTCGACGTACATGACCGCGCCGGTGGCGGCATACTTCGCCCCGAAGCTGGGGCTGGAGCTCGACGAGACCTTCCTGTGTGGCACAGCCTTCGCGCTTGGCCTGACTGCCATGAACATCATTCCTGGGCTAAAGGCCTTAGCAGAGCGCGTTCTGCCCCAGCGAGGTGCATGACCATGAACTCTGTCTTCGTCGCGCTGGATGCCCTGCTATGCATTCTGGTGGTGGCGGCGGCGCTGGATTATCTGCGCGCCGTGCACTTGCTCGACCATCCGTTGCTGTGCGTGGCTTTCTATCTGGTTGCGCTCGGTGCGTTTGGAATTCTCACCGAGCTCGCCCGCGGCTACTGGGTGAGTCCCTCGTCGGTCCTGCTTCACCTCGGGGTTGTTTTGTACGCATGGAGCCGCCGATCGCAGATTTTTCGGGAGGATTGGGGCTGGAACGGTGTTGAGCGCCGCAAGGTCCGACGCCCGTGAGCGTTGTCGATGTTTCCGTTCACGCTAATGTGAAGGAGATCAGCAAGAAGCTGAGTCGACTGGCTCATCAGCAGCTTGGCTTTGCCACGGCGCAGGCGCTGACCGCTCTGGCGAAGGAAGTCCAGGCCGACGAAACCCGCAACATCGCGACGACCTTCAAGAACCCGAAGAGCTTCACCAAGAACTCGGTGGGTGTTCAGGGGGCACGGAAGGACACGCTGACCGCTAAGGTCTACGTGAAGCCCATCGCTGCCCGCTACCTGCTGCCGTATGAAGAGGGTGGGGCACATGCACTGCCAGGTAACAGCCGGGCGATCCTCAACCCGAAGAACGTTCGGCTCGATGCCAATGGCCAGTTGCCTCGACGACTGCTGGCCAGGTTGAAGGCGCGGCCTGATGTCTACATCGGTCCGATGAAGACCAAGGGCGGTGTGGTCAACGGTGTTTGGCAGCGGCTGCCGGCGAAGAAGGGGAAGGCCGCTCGCTTGAAGCTGTTGTTGCGATTCGGTGATGCGTTGCCAGTGAAGAAGCAGCTGCACTACCGCAGTCGCGCCGAGGCGCTGGTGGCGCGCAGGTTCAATGCCGTGTTCGGCGCAGCGATGGCGAAGGCCATGGCAACTGCCAGATAACTCAGATTGCATGGAGATCATGATGGATATCCGCGACAAGCAGCCCATTTCGTCTTGGGCGGTGGACGTGTATGACGATCGCGTCAGTTTCAAGCGCATCCACAACGGGCGGACAGAGGAAAGCTACCCGCCCGTTTCGATCTCGAGGGCTGCTGTGTATGCAGCGGCTATTGTGGGTGGTCTTCAACCACCAAGAGATCTTCGGCCGTGCGATACACCGATTGATTGAACTCAATCTGCACGAGGTTCGGTGCGCGTCGTTTGATTCGGTAGAAGTCGAGTCCGCCGAACGAGAGTCGGGTATCCCTTGGCAGCCCGCTGAGTTGGTCCAGTAGCGTACCGACGTCGATGGTATGCAGTTCGATCTGTTCTGCTGATGGCATTGGTTGAGCCTTTGGCTTGGGTTTGACCGGCAAGCATAGCGAAATCCCGGCGCTCGCCGACTCCGGAGGAAGGCGCAGTACCCGAGCAGGAAGGGGTCACCATCCAGGGCGGTTGGGGTACCCCCCCCTCAATGGGTCCCTCCTGAGCGATCCTGCATCGAGGGCATTGCGCGCCGCGATATCTCTCTAGCTGCAAACTTTCTGAATTTGGGTAACAGGTAACAAGGTCCGCCATGAACCAGAGCGAATTCGCATCCATCCACGGAGTCAGTCGAAAGACCGTCACCAAGTGGAAAGAGCGCGGCTGGCTTGTGTTTCAGGACGGCGAGTTGGATGTCGATGCGTCGAACGCGTTGATCGCGAAGTATCGCCGGGACGGCATCGAAGTTGTTACCCAGGCCGAAGCGGGTAACAAGCCAGCTTCGAAGAAATCTGGCGTTACCCGCAGCGCTGCGCAGGTAACAATCAAGCCCGGCGAGACTGCTGAGCAGGCGACCGCTCGCATCCTGATCGCCACTGGCGCCGATATGTCTATCGACGAGGCGAAGCGGGTAAAGGAGAACTACCTCGCCCTGCGGGAGCAGCTTGAGTACGACAGAGATTCGAAGCAGGTCGTTGCTGTCGAGGACGTTGCCCGTGCGGTGGGTGATGAATACGCCAAGGTGAGAAGTCGTCTGCTGGCGATTCCTTCGGAGCATGCTCCGCGCATCAGTCGTCTGAAAACAGTGCTGGAGATACAAGACGCTCTGCACGGCATTATCGTAGAAGCGCTTGAGGAGTTGACCCAAGATGGAAGTGGGATCAACCGGTAGTAGTCGTTACCAGGAAGGATATGAGGCGTTAACCGCTTCGCTATTCCTGGCTAGGCGCCGGAACATTCAGCCGCCACCGAAGCTCACGCTCAGTCAGTGGGCCAGGGAGCATGCGGTGCTCTCACGCGAAACCAGTGCCCAGACAGGCAAGTTTCACGCATTCGCCTATCAAAACGGAATTATGGATGCGATCACCGACCCGACGGTCGAGATGGTCACAGTTCAGAAGTCTGCCCGCGTGGGCTACACGAAGATCCTCGACCACGTCGCGGGCTATTACATTCACCAGGACCCGTCGCCAATCCTAGTAGTCCAGCCTCGAGTTGAGGATGCTGAGGACTACAGCGTCACCGAAATCGAGCCAATGCTCCGTGACACGCCGGTGCTGGCTGAGATCGTGGGCGATCTGAAGAAGAAGGACTCGAAGCAGAAGATCAACAAGCGGGTATTCCGTAATGGCGCTTCGATGTCATTTGTCGGAGCCAACAGCCCTGGCGGCTTTCGCCGGATCACTGCTCGAATTGTCCAGTTTGATGAGGTCGACGGCTACCCGGTTATGGGCGCCGGCAAGGAAGGCGATCAAATCAAGCTAGGGATCAAGCGGACCGAGACCTTCTGGAACCGCAAAATAATCCTGGGCAGTACGCCGACGGTCAAAGGCGAAAGCCGCATCGAGAAGAGCTACGCGAACAGCGACCAGCGCAGGTACTTCGTTCCGTGCCCCCATTGCGGCGAATACCAAGTTCTGGAATGGGGCGGCCCTGACACGCCATACGGCATGAAGTGGGACAAAGATGAGCACGGTAAGGGCATCCCCGAAAGCGTGTTCTATGTCTGCAAGGCCACTGGTTGCATGATCCTCGAAGAAGAAAAAGAGGACATGGTTAACCGGGGTGAGTGGCGCGCCACCCAACCGTTCAAGGGGCACGCGGGTTTCCATATCTGGGCCGCCTATAGCCTCTTTGTCAACGCATCCTGGAAGAACCTAGTTGCCGAATGGCTCGAGGTAAAAGACGACCCACTGATGCGCCAGACTTTCGTGAACCTGGTGCTTGGTGAAACCTATGAGGATCGCGGGGATCGGGCGCTACAGGAAGATCGCTTGGCGGCACGCTGCGAGGTATGGCCGGCCGAGGTTCCTGACGGCGTTGCCGTTATCACCGTTGGCGTGGATACCCAGAATGACCGGTTCGAGTGTGAGGTGGTCGGCTGGGGAATGAATGAAGAGAGCTGGTCCATCGACTTCGAGGTTATCGAAGGCGATATGGAAACCCCCGACCCTTGGGATCGCCTTGACGCTTATCTGAAGCGCATCTGGTATCGAGGTGATGGCCGTGGATTTGAAGTCATGGCTGTGTGTCATGACTCTGGCGGCAGCCACACGCAGAAGGTCTACAACTTTGCCAAGGCTCGCCTGGGCCGCCGCGTCTGGGCGATCAAGGGTGAATCAGCTGTAGGGGGAAAGCGTTCTCCAATCTGGCCGACAAAGACGCCGAGCAGGCGTAACAAGTCGGCGTTTCGCCCGGTGATCCTTGGTGTGAACGCTGCGAAAGACTCGATACGGTCCCGACTGCATTTGACTGCTCATGGTCCGGGTTTCATGCACTTCCCGGTTGACCGAGACATCAACTACTTCGCGCAACTTACGGCTGAGCGGTCGGTTCGCAAGACGTCGGGCGGCCAAGTCTATCGCGTATGGGAGTTGCCTCCTGGGCGCGCCAACGAAGCACTTGATTGCCGGGTCTACGCATACGCCGCGCTCTGCGGCTTGATGCATCTGGGGTTGAAGCTGAACAAGCGTGCGGACGAGGTCAACGCCACCATCGGCACGCCTGTCATGCGGCCTGAAACAGTCGATCAGCAGGACATCGCTGATGAGGCCGAACGCCCGGAAGAGGCCCGCGGCCCGATGGTCATCACCGAGAAGCCCCGCAAACGATCGCTTGCCAGTCGTCTGGCATAACGGAGACATCATGATCCGCAGCAACTACAACCCTGCAACCAGCTTGCTGGCGGGGATTCCGCGCGAGCAACTGTTGATCTCGTTGGCCAATGCCCAGAAGGCCTATCTGGAACTTTCCAGCGGCACCAAGGTGGAGAGCGCCAGTTATACACAGGGTGACGGCACGCGCAGCGTGACCTACACCCGCGCTGACCTGGCGCAGCTCGCCAACGTAATTCAGCAACTGCAGATGCAACTCGGCATTGTGCCGAGAGCCCGTAAACCTGTCCGCTTCTGGTTCAAATGATGACCAATCCAGTGACCATCCTAGGCCTCGACGGGAAGCCCTTGGCCCCCGTGCGCCCAGGGAGGGGCAGCATGCTGGCTCCGGGCGGCGGAGCTCCTTATGACGCTGCCGATGCCTATGGCGAGCACGTTGCCGCCTGGCGGCCATACCTGGGCTCGCCTGACGGTGAGCTCAACATGTACCGCGACCGCATCGTTGCGCGTGTGCGCGACCTGGTGCGTAACGATGGCTGGGCCTCGGGCGCGGTAACCCGCATCCTCGACAACGCCATCGGTGGCCACTTTCGCCCGCTGATCAAGCCTGACTGGCGTGCTCTTCGGGCGTACACCGGCAACAAGGCCTTCGATGCGGAGTGGGCACATGAGTTCGGCCAGGTGGCGACGGCGCACTATCGTTCCTGGGCGTTCGACCAGGGCCGCTATTGCGACGCTCAGCGCAAGCTGACCATCGTGCAGATGCTGCGCCTGGGGTTCCGGCACAAGCTGATCGATGGCGACAACCTGGTCCAGGTGTGCTGGATTCCGGAGCGTATCGGCCCCGGCCGGGCGCGGTACGGCACTGCCTTGCAACTGATCGACCCCGACCGCTTGAGCAACCCGCAACAGCAGTTCGACAGCCAGAGCAGTCGCGGTGGTGTCGATGTCGACCAGTACGGCGCAGCACGCGGTTACTGGATCCGCAAGGCTCACCAGGGCGACTGGTGGGCGGCGGCTGATAGCGTCACCTGGGAGTATGTGCCGCGCGAAGACGATCACGGGCGCCCCTACATGATTCACGACTTCGACGCTGATCGTGCTGGCCAGCATCGTGGTGGTGCCGGCATTTTCACGCCGATCCTGCAGCGCATGAAAATGTTGGCCAAGTACGACGCCGTTGAGTTAGACGCTGCGGTGATCAATTCGATCTTCGGTGCGTACATCGAGAGCCCGTTCGATCACTCGCTTGTGGCGGATGCGCTCGGCGATGACACGGACCTGTCTGCCTACCAGGATCAACGCGCCTCGTTCCACGATGGGCGCCGGACCATGCTCGGGGAGACGCGGCTACCGATCCTGTTCCCTGGCGAGAAAATCAACGCGGTGTCGGCGACCCGGCCGAACTCCAACTTCGCCGGGTTCGAGAAGTCGTTCCTGCGCAATTTCGCCAGCGCTACCGGGCTCTCTGCGCAGCAGATGTCGCACGACTGGTCGGACACCAACTACAGCTCGGCGCGAGGCGCACTGCTGGAGGCCTACAAGACCCTAACCCGTCGCCGCAACGACTTCGCCATGAACTCGGCTCAGCCGATCCTCGGTTGCTTCCTCGAGGAGTCGATGGAAGTGGACGACTACCCGCTGCCGCACGGCGCTCCGCATTTCATGGAGTGCCGCTCCATGTACTCCCGCGCGGAGTGGATGGGCCCGGCGCGTGGCTGGATCGACCCTGTCGCCGAGAAGCAAGGGGCCGTGCTGGGCATGGATGCAGGTCTGTCGACTTTGCAGCATGAGTGCATGGAGCAGGGCCTGGACTACGAAGAGGTCCTCGAGCAGCGCAAGCGCGAGATCGAAAAATTCAACGAATTGGGCATCCCGCTGCCGACCTGGGCGGGCATGCAGGTGCCGGGCTACACCCCGGCCAGCCAGACCATTACCAAACCGGAGCCGACCTGATGCAATTTGCACATCTCGCTCAGCGGCTGTTCAACGTCCCGCTCGCCATCCACCCAGCCAAGGCCGAGGTGGTCATGGCAGCGCTGGCCGAACGCCTGGGCATCACCCGCATGATGCGGATGAATGGTGATGCCATCGACTTGATCCCCATGGCACTCGAAGGGGACGGCTACAGTTATGCCGAACGCGGTGCCCGTGATACCGGCTACGACCTGCTCGGTAACATCGCCGTGATCCCGGTTCATGGCACGCTTGTGCAGAAGACCGGCTCACTGCGGCCGTGGTCCGGCATGACCGGCTATGACGGCATCCGCCAGGCGTTTCTGACGGCGCTCAACGACCCGCAGGTGACAGCGATAGTGCTCGACATCGACTCACCCGGTGGCGAGGTGGCCGGCGCCTTCGACCTGGTCGACACGATCTACACGGCGCGCGGCTCGAAACCGATCTGGTCGATCCTCAACGAAGTGGCGTACTCGGCAGCCTACGCGATCGCCAGTGCAGGCGACCGCATCCATGTGCCGCGCACTGGCGGGACTGGGTCCATCGGTGTCATCACCATGCATGTCGATTTTTCGAAGGCGCTTACAGCCGCAGGGCTGCAGGTGACCTTCATCGCCTACGGTGACCGTAAGACTGATGGGCATGGCGAGATCCCGCTCGCCCCCGAGGCGTATGACCGATTCAAAGCCGACATCGACACGATGGGCGAGCTCTTCGTCGATACCGTCGCGCGCAACCGAAACATCGCGGCCAGCAAGGTCCGCGGGACGCAGGCCCTGACCTATCTCGGCAGCGCCGGGGTAGGTATTGGCCTGGCCGATGCAGTAGCGGCGCCCGACGCCGCCTTCCGGGCGCTGCTCGCCGAGCTGGCCTAACACCTACACCAGAGGAACCACCATGACCAAACGCACCCTCCTGGGCGCGGCGATGCCGTTTGCCCATTTGCTGGGCCTGTCCGCTCGCGCGGCCGAGGATGACGAAAAATCCAGCCGTGCCAAGTCCCGTCGCGCTGAGGATGATCCCGACGATTCTGATGCCGGGGAAGAGGAAGACGACGAGCCCAAAGGCCGCAAGGCAAAAGGCAAAGCGGCCGACGACGATGACGACCGGCGCGAAGATGATCCGGATGCCGAAGATGAAGAGGACGACGAACCGAAGGGCCGCAAGGCCAAGGGCCGTCGTGCTGAGGATGACCCGGACGCCGAGGATGAAGAGGATGACGACGACAAGCCCAACAGCAAGGCTGTTGCTGCCGATCGCCGCCGCTGCGCCGCCATCGTCGCCCATGGCTTGGAGCTCGGGAGCGTCGAGCAGGCCTGTGTCTTCGCATTCGACACCAACATGAGCCAGGCGAGCGCCATGGCGGCACTGAGTGCCGGCTCCCGCGCGGATGGCCGCAAGGGCGGTTTGCGCGAGCGGATGGGGTCTGGCCGCGTCAAACCGGTGGGTGACGACGATGGCGGCAAGACTCCGAACGGCATGACGGAAACAGCGTCGGCCATTGTCCGTGCTGCCGAGCGCGCGCAAGGCAAACACTGACTCAGCCATCCCTCACAACCTTTTTGGAGAGACAACCATGTCGCTGACTCCCAGCTCCATTCGTGACAATCCGCAACAGCCGGGCATCACCGCCCAGGTGTACATTCCCGACCAGTTGATCGCTGACGCGCGCAACCTGGTTACTCAGCCCATCCTGCTCGGCGCCGGCAATCTCCTGCGTGGCACCGTGCTGGGCCAGCAGAACACCAACCCTACGCTCGGCGCGGCGGCTTCCGGCAATACCGGCAACGGCACCCTTGGCGCCATCACCGTGGGCAATACCGTTGACACCGGCATCTACACCCTGACAGCGACCTCGGCGACGAAATTCAAGGTCGTCGACCCCGAGGGCAACGACCTGGGTGTCGCCACTGTCGGCACTGCGTTTGCTAACGCCGAGATCAACTTCACGATCACCGCAGGCGGTACCGCGTTCGTTGCCGGCGATGCGTTCACTCTCACCGTGTTCGATGCCGTCGGCACGTACGTGCAGTGTGTCCGCACGGCCTCCGATGGCAGTCAGGACCCGGTGGCGATTCTCGCCGACGATGCCGATGCCTCGGCAGGTCCGGTCACCACTGGTGCTTATGTGGCGGGCGAGTTCAACGAGCGCGCGCTGATCTTCGATGCCTCCTGGGGCTTGAGCCAACTGATCTCGGCCATGCGCCGTTTCAGCCTGTTTGCCAAAAACTCGGTATCGGCGGCTTCGCCGGTGAACAACACCGCGCCCTGACGGCGCTTCGGTAATTCCCAGAAAAGCCCGCTTCGGCGGGCTTTTTTGTGGGCCGGAATACCTATCCCAATGCATGGAGAGGCCACATGACCGCCGCCAGCTCGTTCCCGTTCAGCACCATTGACCTGATTCAGGTGGTGCCCACCCTCAAGCGCCCGCAGAAATTCCTGCTGGACAAGTTCTTCCCCAATATCCAGATGAGCGATACCGAATTCGTCGCCATCGACGTGGATGTCGGTCTGCGCCGCATGGCACCCTTCGTCAGCCCGCTGGTCCAGGGCAAGATGGTAGAGCAGCGTCGTTACCAGACCAACACCTACAAGCCGGCGTACATCAAGGACAAGCGCGCCCCCGACCTGCGCAAACCGATCATGCGTCAGATCGGCGAGCGTATCGGTGGCGGCGGCATGACCGGCGCCGAGCGAGAAATGGCCAACGTCGCCTTCGAGATGTCCGATCAGATCGACATGCTCGACCGCCGCCTCGAGTGGATGGCAGCCTCTGCCATGCTCACCGGTAAGGTGGTGGTGCAGGGCGAGGGCTTCCCCACCGAGGTGGTGGACTTCGGCCGTGATCCTCAACTCACCGTTGCCCTGGCCGGAAACAAGCAATGGGGCGTTGCCGCCAACTTCAACGCGGCCGGTCGCGACACTGTGCCGGTGGCCTGCATCGAGGAATGGCAAACCCTGCTGCTGCAGCTGTCCGGCGCCCAGGCCACTGACCTGGTGTTCACCACCAGTTCCTGGCTGGCATTCGCCAACGACGAGAAAGTCTTCGGCGCCGTCTACTTCCCGAAACAGAGCGAGGTGGGTGAGCTGCAGATCGGTTCGACCATCGTTCGTGGTGCCGCTTTCAAAGGGCGCTGGGGCCAGTACAACCTGTGGCTCTACAACGATTGGTACATCGACGACAACGGTGTCGAGCGTCCGATGCTGCCCGACGGCAGCATGATCATGAGTGGTCCCGAGATGCTGGGTACCCGCGCCTTCGGCCAGATCCTCGACCCGGCCTTCAACTACCAGGCCCTGCCGTATGCCCCCAAGACCTGGCTGGAGAATGACCCGGCGCAGCGCATCCTGCTGATGCAGAGCTCGCCGCTGGTTATCCCCAGCCGCGTCAACGCCTGCCTGGCGGCCACTGTCTGCACCCCGAGTGCAGGCTGATGGCCGGCGCCGGATCGGGCGCCTCGATGGTAGAGGCGCTCGTGGCCCAAGGCCGAACGGTGGTGGGTGACGACGGGGGAAAGGTTCAGGCCGGCAAACCGGTCAAGGTGAGTCGCCGTGACTTCAAGCGACTCGTCGAGCTCGGGTTCCTGGTCGATCCGGACAATCCGGAACCGGCCACGCCATCAGGACAGGGACCGGGGGTGATCGCCACCGAAGGCCCCACTGTGAGGCTTGCGCAATGATCGACTGGGACGGGCTGGTACTGGCCCCGCTGGAGAACATCTTTGGCGAGGGGGAGCAGGGTGGCGAGGTGGTGATGTACTACCCCGTCAGTGGCGCCCCCTACGCCATCGACGGCATCTTCGACGAGGCCTGGCGTGATACCGAGCTGATCGACCCGCTTGGCGCCACCAATGCCAAGCCCGTCCTGGGTACTCGCCTGGCGCGCCTCAAGGCTCTGCCAGTGCAGGACGATCAGGTTTACATCCCTCGCACCCGTAAGCGCTACATCGTCATTGAGCCGCGGCAGGACAGCCACGGCTCCGTGACCTTGATTCTGGGGGATATGTCATGACGACGATCTCGGACTTACAGCTGCTCACGGTCGAGGCCCTGACGGGAAAGACTGCAGCGGCTGCGCGGGTGTACTACGCGCGGACCTGGCCAACCTGGAACGGCCTGTACCCCATGCTCTATCTGCACGCGCCAACTGAAGACATGGAGTCGCTGGGGCGCAATGGCGCGCCTCAGTTCACGGTGACGGTAACGATCCGCATCTCCGCGCGCGTGGCAGTCAAGCACCAGCCGAACAACGCTGGTGCCGTCGCGGCGCAGGTGGCGCTCGAGCAGCTACAGGAGCAGATCAAGCGGGCGGTCATCAACTACACGCCGCTCATGCGTCAGCTTCAGCAATTCCCCTTCGTGCGCTCGGAATTCAAGGAGAACGGCGATGGCGGCGATGAGGTGGCCGAGCTGGTGGTGGACATCGGCATGGAGTTCTACCAGGGGCCGGAGGACTTCTGTCCGGTCGACCTGGACGAGTTGCAGCAACTGACCATCACCGACGACCTGACCAACGTTGTCGACCCGACCGGTACGTACCCCAATCCGCCATTCCCTGACGCTGTTGAACCGGCGCCGCGAACTGTTGGGCCTGATGGCCGAGCAGAGGGCGGCATTTCCATCGACTTCACGCCATAGGACCGACCATGCGCGTATACCCATCCCCAGGCCTGCTGGTGCGGGACCCGGTAAAGAAGGACTTTCTGCCCGAAGAAGGGCGTGACGTGCCGGACGACGACCATTACTGGTTGCGCCGGCTGAGCTGTGGTGACGCCACGAAAACCCCGCCGAAGAAAAGCAAGGCGGCCCAAACTGAACTTGATGGGAGCGCCGCATCGTGACCGTTCCATTCAGCAATATCCCGTCGAACCTGCGGGTTCCTCTGTTCTATGCCGAGGTGGACAACTCCCAGGCGAACAGCGGCGCGCAGAATCAGCGCACGCTGATCATCGGCCAGATCACCTCCAGCGGTAATGCCGTTGCCGGCACTCCCGTGCTGGGGCAGGGTGTCAGTGATGCCAAGGCCAAGGGCGGCTCAGGCTCGATGCTGGCATTGATGACTGCGGCCTATGTCGCTGCTGATGGCTTCGGCGAGGTCTGGTTCCTGCCGCTCGCTGACGCAGCCGGCGCCACGGCAGCTACCGGCACTGTTGCCATCACCGGCACGCCTTCGGCGACGGGCGTGGTGTCGTTGTACATCGCCGGACAGTTGGTCAGTCAGGTGGTTACCGCCAGTGACACCGCGGCGTCTGTGGCCACTGCGCTGGCTGCTCTGGTCAATGCGACAGCCGACCTTCCGGTCACCGCCGCGGCCGCAACGTCGACCGTCACCCTGACGGCGAAGAACAAAGGCCTCGCCGGCAACGACATCGATGTGCGCCTGAACTATCAGGGCACCGCGGGCGGCGAGGCGACTCCGGCCGGTCTGTCGATTGCAGTCACCGCGATGGCGGGCGGAGCAACCAACCCAACGCTCGACACGGCGCTGGCCAACCTGGGGGATGAGCCGTTTGACTTCATCGTCAGCCCCTACACCGACACGGCATCGCTCAATGCGCTGAAGAACCTGCTGAACGACCAGAGTGGCCGCTGGAGCTATGCCAGCCAGCTGTATGGCCACGTGTTCGCTGCGCTGCGCGGAACGCTGGCCAGCCTGGCCACCGCGGGCACCGCGCGCAACAACCAGCACGAGACGATCCTGGGCTTCAACGACTCGCCCTCGCCGGCGTGGATCTGGGCGGCTGATCTGGCTGGTACCGCGGCGGTGGCGCTGCGAGCTGACCCAGGTCGTCCGTTGCAGACGCTGGCGCTGCGCACGGTGCTCGCGCCGCCGATTGCCTCGCGCTTTGACCTGGGCGAGCGGAACACGCTCCTGTGGGATGGCATCTCCACCTTCATGGTGCAGAGCGACGGCACGGTTGCCCTGGAGAACGTCATCACCACCTACCAGAAGAACGGCTTCGGCTCGCCGGACGACAGCTACCTCCAGATCGAGACCCTGTTCCTGCTGATGTACGTGCTGCGTCAACAGCGGGCCTTGGTCACCTCGAAGTATGCAAGGGTCAAGCTGGCCGCCAACGGCACTCGCTTTGCGCCCGGTTCAGCGATCGTGACACCCGCCATCATCAAGGCTGACCTGGTCGCCCAATACCAGCAGCTGGAGTACGACGGATTCGTGCAGGGCGCGGCAGAGTTTGCCAAGGCGCTGATCGTCGAGAAGAACAGCAGCAACCCCAACAGGGTCGATGTGCTCTGGCCGGGCACCCTGATCAATCAGCTGCGCATCTTCGCGCTGCTCGCCCAGTTCCGCCTGTAATCCGGGCGATCTGAATCCAGCCGCCTACGGGCGGCATTTTTTCGCCAGGAGACAACCATGGGCGACAACACGAACCGCTTGGCCGGTACCGCGTATCTGTCGATCGACGGCGCCACCTACATGCTGGCCGGTGACTTTTCCTACAAGGTCAGCGGGGTGTCGCGAGAAACCCTGCTCGGCATGGATGGTGTGCACGGCTACAGCGAAAAGCCGCGCCAGGGCTATATCGCCGCCACCCTGCGGGACTCGAACGGACTGAGCATGGCCGACCTCAACGACATGAGCAATGTCACGGTGGTCTGCGAACTCGCCAACGGCAAAACCGTCATTGGCCGCAACATGTGGGCGATCGACGACCAGGAAAACAAGGCTACCGACGCCACTATTGAAGTGAAGTGGGAAGGCCCCTCGGTAACGGAGAACTGATTCATGCAAGACACCCTGATCATTACTTTCAGCAAACCCATCTCGCTCGGCAAGGGCGATGACGCCCAGGTCTACGAAACGGTTGAACTGCGCGAGCCAACGGCGGGCGAGCTGGAGAAAGCCAGCCGCGCCGATACCTCGATCGGCATTGCGATCAACCTGATTGGCCTGATCGGCAAGATCCCGCGCAGCGTCGTCGAGAAGATGAGTCAACGCGACTTGCGCCAGGCAAACGAATTCCTCTCGGGTTTTTCCGACGGTGGTCAGCCGGAGGATGGCCAGAGCTGATTGCCGAACTGACCAAGTACTACGGTTGGGGACCCCGTGAAGCGTGGTCCTTGACTCTCGACGAGCTGGACTGGTGGAACCGCCAGGCCCTGCGCATGGCGGAGCGAGGAAATGGGTAACAACACATTCTCCATCACCATCTCGGCGGTGGATAAGGCCACCGCGACGGTCCGCAAGGTCAACGACAGCATTGATCGTCTGACTCGCCCCTTCGCCCAGGTCGGCAAGTCGTTTAAGGGGCTGGGTAGGGAGCTCGGCTTCGATAAGATCGGCAAGAACCTCGGTTACATCGGCAGGGAGGCCGCCACCGCGGCACGCGGCGTAACCTCAATGGTCGCGCCGTTGGCAGCGATTACCGGCGTCGGGTCGGTAGCCGGCATCGCGGCACTCGCCAACAACTGGGCCAAGCTGGGGCGCTCCATCGACAACAGCGCGCGCAATATCGGCATCTCGTCCGGGCAACTGCAGAGCTTCCAGGGCGCGGCGAAGTTGGTTGGTATCGACAGCGAAACCACCACCGGCAGCCTTGATGCGCTGGCCACCACGATGCAGGACGCGCGCTGGGGCCGAAACCAGGGCGCGTTGATGCTGCTGAACAAGCTCGGGATTGGCTTGAAGCGGACCAAAGACGGCGCCAATGACGTCGTGGGCGAGTACAAGGCCATTGCCGATGCGATCGCCAAGGAAACCAATCCGCAGGTGCAGGCCCTGATTGCCAACAACCTCGGTCTGGGCGGCATGCTGCCGTTCTTGCGGCAAGGCAGCGCCGGAATCGAACAGTTCGAGCAGATGACCAGCCGCCTCGGCTACGTGATGGGCAACGATTCGGTGCAGCGTGCCAAGGCGTTCGCGCAAAGCTTGGCTGGCCTGGAGGTCGCTGTCGACGGAACGAAGAATGCCATCGGCGACGCTTTGATTCCGGTGATGAAGCCGCTAGTGGATCAGTTCGCCAACTGGCTGGCCGTCAATCGCGAGCTTATCGCTACCAACGTTGCAGGCTGGGCGAAGAGCTTCGCGGCCTGGCTGAGTAGCATCAACTGGAAGGCCATCGGTGACGGCTTGACCGATTTCCTCAAGGGAATCGAAAAGACCGTTGAATGGCTGGGCGGCTGGGAGAACGCTGCCATTGCAGTGGCGGTGGTGATGAATGCCAGCGTGCTGGTCAGCGTCATCTCCCTGACCGCCCAGTTGGCCCGCGCGGGTATCGGTGTGCTGGCATTCGTCGGTCAGCTGTGGAAGTGGCAGAAGGCAGCAACCGCCGCTTCGGCTGCACAGGAGGCGTTGGCTGTCGGGCGCGGAACCGGTCTTCTGGCCGGCGCCGGTCTTGCGTTGTCGACAGCAGCGGTGGGCGCTGGGGCAATGCTCTATTCGGGGACCCTGAACGACGGCGAGGATGCCGAAGTCAGCCGCCGCAAAGCCATGGCGGATGCCGCCAATGGCGAAGTGCGCGGTGGCAACGAGATGGCCGGCAGGGTGGCGAAGTACTTCCAGAACTTCGGCTGGACCAAGGAGCAGGCCGCCGGCATCGCGGCAAACCTGTCGACCGAGAGCGGATTTGATCCGCAGGCTGTGGGCGATGGTGGTGATGCCTATGGCGTGGCTCAGTGGCACCCCGATCGTCAGGCCGAGTTCCGCAAATGGGCTGGCAAGAGCATCCAGAACTCTACGCTCGAGGACCAACTGGGCTTCGTCAACTACGAACTCACCCAGGGCAACGAGCGGGCAGCGGGCGATGCTTTGCGCGCCACCAAAACGGCGGGCGAGGCAGGGGCCGTGGTGTCGCGTCGCTATGAGCGCCCCAAGTACATCGAAGAAGAGGCGTCCAACCGAGGCCGACTGGCCGAGTCCATGATGTCGCGGAGCAATGAGCGGCCCAAGTCCATCGAAGGAGAGGTGCCAAAGCAAGGCCGACAGGCCGAGTCAATTGCTGCTCCACAGGGCCCAATCAGCAGCGGCGCCGTCCAGGTGCAGGAAAGCAAGGTTCACGTCGAAGTCGAGTTGAAGAACGCACCAGAGGGCACCAAGGCCCAGGTGAAAACCCAGGGCAATGCGCAGGCCACCAGCCGCATCGCCTACTCAGGAGTTGGAGCAATCGCATGAGTCTGCTTTCGGACATCGCCAGTATTGCCTCAGCTGCTGGCCAGAACTGGCAAGGTAGCCTGTACAGAGCCAGCTTTAGGGGTGTGCCGTTTGCTGTCATTGGCGGTGAAGGGCGCTTTGGTCGCCGGGTGTCGGTGCACGAGTACCCCGGCCGTGATCGGCCGTACGTGGAAGACATGGGGCGTTCCACCAGGCGTTATCGCATGCGTGGCTTCCTGGTGATGGATAGCTTGGTCTATGGCGGCGGCAGTGTCATGGCGCAGCGGGATGCCCTGGTGAAGGCGGCGGAGCAGGCAGGCCCCGGCATGTTGATCCATCCGACGCTCGGGGAGTTGAACGTCAGCATTCCAGAAGGCGGCCTCTCGGTGGTCGAACGATGGGACATGGGGCGTTACTTCGAAATCAGCCTGTTCTTCATCGAGTACGGCGAGCGCGTGTTTCCGAATGTCAGTTCCTCGTCGCTCAACCTGCTGGATTCGCTGGCCAGCGCGCTGGGATTGTCCGCTGCGCTGGACTTTTCCCGGCAGGTGATTGGCGGTGTCACTACTGTGCTCAATTCTGTCGAGGGGGTAATTCGCTTTGGCAGCGCGGTCGTTGGCGCTGTGGTGGGCGTGGTGGCGGGCTTCGTCGAACTCAGCTCCAGGGCTTCGCGTGATCTGCGAAACATCACCGATCTGACAGCGCTACTCACAGGCGACAACGGGCGCTATTCGAACCGCAACGTCAGCAGCGCTTTCGTCGATAGCCGTAAAGCGAAGGATGACAGCGCCACCATGGCCGATCTGCTGGCAACCAACACCAGCAACCGTGCGGCCGTGGATGCGGCGAATGCTGAACTGAAGAGCGTCGCGCAGGCGCTGGACGCCAAGTCCGGCGATCAATTCACCGCCGCCGCGCAATCCTCGGTGGAGACGCTGGCTGCGAGTATTCCAGACCCAGGTACCGCAATCTCGCTATTGGGCGAAATTGCCTCGTACAGCCCAAGCAAACCGACCAGCAGCAGCGCGGTTGGCGTTGGGCAGTCGGTTGCCCAGGGCGCCACATCGGCGCTGATTCGGCGCTATGCCATTGCCGCGATGACGCGCGCCGTGTCGACCTATGCGCCGAACTCTAACGATGAGGCAATGAGCACGCTGCGCTATGTCACCGCGATCATCGATGCGGAAATCCTGGTTGCCGGCAACAATGGCGATGACGACAGCTATTCGTCTCTGCGTGATCTGCGCAAGGGTGTGGTGGCCACGCTCACCAGCACGGGCGCAACGCTGCCGCAGCTGCAGGAGTTCACATTCCGGGCGCCGATGTCGTCGCTGGCGATGGCTAGCCGGCTGTATGGCGACGCTTCACGGGAGGACGAGCTGGTTGAGCAGGCCGACCCCATTCATCCAGCCTTCATGCCTGTCACGGTGAAGGCCTTGTCTAGCTGAGGGCTGCATGGCTGACGACGACCTGTATCTGACAGTCGGTGACCAGGTTGTCACCGGCTGGACGGAAATCCGCGTGACCCGAGGGATAGAGCGACTGCCGAGCGACTTCGATATCGGCCTGACCGAGCTGTACCCGGGCGAGCTGACCCGCTTGGTGATCGAGCCAGGAATGTCGTGCGAGGCGAGACTGGGCGATGACGTTGTCATTTCCGGCTACATCGACAACTTCATCCCGTCGATGAGCCGCAGCAGTCACTCAATCCGTGTGACCGGGCGCTCCAAGTGCGCGGACTTGATCGACTGCGCTGCAGAGTGGCCGGGCGGGCAGATCAGCAACGCCAACATCCTGGGAGTCGCGACCAAGCTGGGTCAGGTCTACGGCCCAGCCGGCGCTAGTGGGCAGCCGGTAGGCATCCCGGTGAGTAGTGACGTGCCGGACCTCGTGATTCTGCCTCAGACCAACGTGATGCTCGGTGAGTCCGCTTTCGAGATCATCGACCGCCTGGCGCGGTTTTCGGCGGTGCTGGCCTATGACTTGCCCGATGGAAGCCTGTTCCTGACCCGGGTCGGCAGCCAGAAGGCCGCCAGTGGGTTCCGCGAGGGTGACAACGTGGAAGAGGCCTCCGTCCGCTATTCGGCGGACCAGTGCTACTCGACCTACAGCGCATTTATCCAGTCGGCGGACACCCTGATGGACCTGGGCGCCAGTGGGAACCTGATCGGCACCGCGACCGATCCGAACGTGAAGCGCCATCGCGGGCTCATCATCATCTCCGAAGGCGGCGGCCTGGGAAACGACATCGCCGTACTCCGGGCGAAATGGGAAGCGGCACGCCGGCGCGGGCGATCACGTGTGGTGCACCTGGTCACCGACAGTTGGCGGGATGCAGCCGGAGCGCTCTGGCAGCCCAATACCCTAGTGCCGGTGTCTCTGCCGCGCTTGAAGCTGGAGTCAGAGGGCTTGCTGATCAGTGAAGTGACCTTTCAGCGGGATGCTTACCGAGGGACCACGGCGGCGCTGACGCTGATGGCACCTGAAGCCTTCGCCCCACAACCTATCAACCTGACCCCTTTGTGGGGCGACGTCAGCCAGGTGGCGCAATGAGCCAACAAGATCAAGAGGGAGTGCTGTCCCGTCTCTGGCGGCGAGTGCAACTGACAATCGGCTGGGGGCGCGTGACCTTTAGCGACGACTCGCGGGGCGCGCAGGTCCTCCAGGTGAAACTCAACGACGCGGAAACCCGCGATGGCACGCCGCGATTGGCTGAGTTCGGGCTGACCTCTCGGCCACCCGAAGGGTCGGATGTGGTCCTAGTTTTCCTCGGCGGTGATCGCTCGAAGGGCATCGTCATTGCCACCGGGCACCAGGCAACGCGTCCTAAAGGACTGCTGGTCGGCGAAACCATGCTGTACGACCAATGGGGAAAGTCGATCCATCTGACGCAGGACGGCGGCATCGTCGTGGAGGCCCAGGGCGCGCCGGTCACGGTAAACAATGCGACCACCGTGACCGTGAATGCCACCGATAGCGTGTTGCTCAATACCCCGCTGCTGAAAGTATCCGGCAGCATCGAGGCGGGCGGTGACATCACCGACGCTGTACGCAGCATGGCGGATGACCGGGCCCTCTATAACCAGCACAACCATGGGAGCGGCCCAGTGCCGACGCCGCAGCAATGACCGATATCGCGACGATCTGGATTGTCGAAGACGGTGCTGGTGACTGGTCCATCGACAGCGGTGCCCTGGCATCAGGGAACGACCTGGCCACGGCGGTGCTGATCAGCTTGTTCACTGATCGCCGCGCCAACGATGAGGATATCCCGCCCGACGGCAGCGATGATCGCCGCGGCTGGTGGGGTGATCTGGACCAGCCGGTTCCGATTGGATCGAGGCTGTGGCTGCTGGATCGGTCCAAGCTGGTGCAGGACGTGGCCAACACGGCACGGAACTACTGCCTTGAAGCGCTGAAATGGATGCTGGATGACCAGGTGGCAGCGTCGATCCAGGTGGCAACGGCCATCGTCTCCCGGAGTCAGCTAGACATCATCGTCACCATCAATCGCCATGACGGAGCGGTAGTCCCGCTGAAATACAGCTGGGCCTGGAGCACTTCGACTCAAGCCGCCTGATGGCGGCGTTTTTCTTTCTGGAGCACCCAATGCCCTATACCCGCCCCACACTCTCCGACCTGCGCGGGCAAGTTGCCGCGGACATCACGGCAGGATTGCCGACGGTTGATGGGCTGCTGCGCTTCTCGAACATGAACGTGCTGGGCACCGCTCTGGCTGGCCTGGCCCATCTCAACTACGGGTATCTTGACTGGATCGCCAAGCAGGCGGTGCCGTACACCGCGACAGGGGAGTTCCTCGAGGCGTGGGCAGCACTGAAAAAGGTCTATCGCAAGCCAGCGTCTTCCGCTGGTGGCCAAGCGACCTTTCAAGGCACGCCGGGGAAGCTGCTCGATGCCGGTACTGAGGTCGTGCGTGGCGACTCAGTGACGTACACGATCAGCGCACCCGCGACGGTCACCGGGGCAGGCACGGTGGTGGTGAGCGTGCTGGCCGATGTTCCGGGCGCCAATGGCAATACGGACGCCGGTAGTCTGATGACGCTGGGGTCTGCCGTGACGGGAGTCGCTTCCAGCGGCGTTGTGACACAGGCAATCACTGGGGGCGCCGATCAGGAGGACGACGAGAGCCTATTCCAGCGCATGCTCGCGGCCTATCAAAACACTCCGGATGGCGGCTCTGCGACTGACTACCCCGAGTGGGCGCGCGCGGTGCCTGGAGTGACGCGGGCCTGGTGTCAGCCTCGTGGCTTTGGTGCCGGCACAGTGGTGGTATTCGTGATGCTCGACGATGCGAACGCGAGCCACGACGGATTCCCTCAGGGAACCGACGGCATCTCTAGCAGTGACAATAGGGCCACCGTTGGCAGCACAGCTACCGGTGATCAACTGATCGTCGCTAATAGCATCTTCGTTGAGCAGCCGGTTACCGCGATGGTCTACGTCTGTGCACCGCTGCCGGCGATCACCAACTTCACGATCACCGGCCTGAACAGCTCGACGCCCACCACCCGGTCCGCCATCGCAGCTGCCATCCGTGAGGTTTTTCTGGAGCACGGGGCACCGCTGAATGACGGCTCGATGGTTCCACTATCGGCGATAGAGTCCGCCATCGCAGCGATCTCAGGGACTGAAGGGTTCGTCATCACCTCGCCGACCGGGAACCTGGTCAATGTCGCCGGCCGCTTGCCGGTCCTGGGCACAGTGAGCTTTATCTGATCATGAGCAAGCCATCATTCACGAGCGCCGACTTCACCTCGGCGCTGCTTGGGCTGCTGCCCCGTGGGCGCGTGTGGCAGCGTGAGCCAGGTTCGGTACAGGTGCAGGCCGTTTCCTGCTTCGCCCCCACGTTCCAGCGCCTGAGTTATTCGGCGATGAGCCTGCTGGCCGGGGCGTTCCCTGCAACGGCAACGGATATGCTGCCGGAGTGGGAGTCAACGCTTGGACTGCCTGACCCCTGTGCTGGGCCGTCTCCAACAATCCAGGCGCGCCGCAATCAGGTGATAGCACGGCTCGCGAACAGTGGTGGACAGTCGATTGCCTTCTTTGTGGCCTTCGCCGCCGGTCTTGGTTACGCCGTCACCATCACCCAGTTCGCACCATTTCGATGTGGGCAGAGCGCGTGCGGTCAACAACTGGGCGATGAAGACTGGTTCTTCACCTGGGCGGTAAATGCATCGACTGACACCGTGATTCATTTCAGAGCCGGCCAGTCTACGGCGGGTGAGCCACTGGGGAGTTGGGGGAACAAGGTGCTCGAGTGCGAGCTCAGTGCATCCGCTCCGGCCCATACGATCCTCCAGTTTCACTATACGCCCGGCGTTGTCTAGTCCGAGCTACATCCTCCCGAGCCCGCCGAGTGCGGGCTTTTTTGCATCAACTCAGCCAGGCGAGATCCTATGTATCAAATCGACATTCCATCGGCTGCAGGGACGCAGCCCGCCAGCACCTCCTCCGGAACTGCCGGCTACTTTACTGACGGCAACCCAGCCACCGGCATTGCCGCGACTATCGTTCCAGCTGAATTCCTGAATGCCATCATGATGGAACTGCTGAACACCATCACCGCGGCCGGTATCACGCCGAGCAAGTCACAGTTCAGCCAACTGACTGCCTCCATCAAGGCCCTGAGTCAGGCAGGCGTCGCGGTGTTCGGCACCGACACCGGCGCCGCGAATGTCTACGTCGTTGCCTATACGCCGGCCATCGGTTCGCTCGTGGACGGCATGGTCCTGAAGTTCAAGGCGAAGACTGCCAATACTGGCGCGAGCACCTTCAACCCCAATGGCACAGGCGCAAAACCCATTGTGGGCCTTGCCCATGCCGCTCTGCAGGGAGGTGAGATTGCTGCCAATGGCGACGTGTGGGTTCAATGGAACAGCTCCATTGCTGGCGGCTCTTGGGTTCTTGTTGCAAGTTCGGGCGGCGCAATGCAGTGCACCCCAGCTACGCGGAGCCAGCATGCCGTGCAGTTCAGTCAACTCCCTGGTGTTGTAGGCACCGCGCGTAACCTGAAGGCATATCTGTCGGCCGCCGCAGCCAGCGGGACGTTCACGGCAGATGAAGTGATCCTTGAAAGCGCACTGGGTGGCTTGGCATACCGCCTTCCGAGCTTCAGCAAGACAATCAACCTTGCGACGACTGGAGCCGGAGGGATGGATACCGGCACCGCGCCGGTGAATGGCTTCGTGGCGATCTACGCTATTTACAACCCGACCACGAGGGCGAGCGCGCTGCTGGGCGTGAACGCAACCAGCATTACTGCGCCCGAGGTGTACGGTGGCGCTAACATGCCTGCCGGGTACACTGCTTCGTCGCTCGTCAGCGTCTGGCCGACCAACGCCAGCAGTCAATTCCTGGCCGCCTCGCAGTCTGGACGGAAAGTCGGTTTCATGTTCAGGAACGTTCTCTCGACGTCAACTGCCGTAGCATCGTTAACCTCTCTTTCCATTGCGGGGGTTGTTCCCCGAAATGCATTGGCGATTGGCGGAATGCTGGGAATTGGTTCTAGCGGAGCCTCTGCCCTCAACTTTTTTATTGCTGCGGACATTGTTGGGTGCGGATATCAAATGTCGTCTATAAATTCGGCCTCCACTGGAGCTAATCCGTTTATTCGGTGTAACTTTAATTTGAGCCTGGCGGCCGCTCAAAAAATGTTCTGGGGGGCGAATGGGGCTCCCAATTCTATTAATATTGATATTTCTTCATATGAGTTTTAGGGGGAGCTATGTTTGTTCAGTTCGAAAGTGAAGAAGAGCGCGAGGTAGTTTCAATCTTCAGCTGCCGCCAAGATGATGAAGCCTATCCGAATCAAGGTGAGGTGGCTGAGCATGATCCAAGAGTTGAAGCGTTCATAAAGTTATCCGGTGAGTTGGCAGGTATTCCAAAGCCATAGTTTTTTTGGTATAAGTGTCGCGATTTTTATCTGGAACGGCATGGATATGAAGCTTAGGCAGTTAACGTCGTTAAGATTTTTTGCTGCCTTTGGTGTTTTTCTATGCCACTTCTTTCAGGGGACAAAAGAAACCTCCAGTTATCTGGTTGATGTTGTGCGAGTGTTTACGCTGGAAGGTGCAGCTTTCGTAGGGTTCTTCTATATCCTCTCTGGGTTCATTATCTCTTATAGTTATAATCCAGATAGTAAGCCGTTCAATAAGTTGGGTTTTCTATATAAGCGTTTTGCCAGAATTTATCCGGTGCATATTTTGCTTCTGGTTGTGTTTGCCACATTGTTTGTTGGCGGGTTCGAGTATGTTGACAAATTTCACTTCCTCCTGAACGCCACGTTGCTTCAAGCTTGGCACCCGGAAATGTCAGTGTTCTGGGGGTTTAATGCTGTGTCGTGGAGCCTCTCCTGTGAGGTCTTTTTCTACCTGGCATTCATGTTCCTAGTGTTTTTCAGTACTCGAGCGATAGTCTGGATGATCGTTTTATATCTAGTTGTCCTGGCTGTTCTGCAACTTGTATATTTAGACGTTACCCAATACTGGGTATTTGACGTAAATCCGGCCGCGCGCTTGATCGACTTTCTCATCGGCATTTTGATTTTTCGGATATACGATGCCAATAGTGCCGCCTGGCTTAATTGGCGAACTGCAAGCTGCTTAGAGGTGGGTAGTGTTATTTTTATTGTGGCATCAATGGTTGCTGCAATTAAGTTGAATATTCCGCAAAACTTGCGTTTTGATCTGTTTTATCTGGCGCCCATGACATTTTGTGTCTTTGTTTTTGCTTATGGGCGCGGAGTGATTTCCAGAATTTTGAGTGGAAAGGTGTTTGTATATCTTGGTGAGGCATCCTTCTGTCTTTATATGGTTCATTTGATGTTCTTGGGTTATGTGACAGGAAGGTACTTCAGTTACGATATCAATGACCCTGCATCGGTTGCTGCGCAGTTAGCGCTGATGGTTGTGCTTGTTCTTGGTATATCCTGCGTACTCCATAGCGCATACGAAAAGCCAGCGAACAGCTTGCTGTTGAAGGCATGGGGGCGATTTCGATCGTCTCCGGCCAAGCTCAGTGCAACGAATAACTGAGTAGTCATCAACTAAATAGCCCGCCAAGCGCGGGCTTTTTTTCGCCTGGAGAAAACATGGCTCGAATCAGCGCATCCGCTGCTGGCGGAAAGAACGTGCTCGCCTTCCTGGATATGCTGGCCTGGTCGGAAGGGACGCGGACCAGCCGCTACACCAAGGACGACGGCTATGACGTGATTGTCGGCGGGCTGGATTCGCCGAACGTTTTCAGCAACTACGCCGGTCATCCGAACATCCTCGTGAAGGTCAACAGCAAAGGCTTGGCGTCCACTGCCGCCGGTCGTTACCAGCTGCTGTTCCGCTGGTGGAAGCCGTACCGCGACCTCCTGCAATTGAAGGACTTCAGCCCTGAAAGTCAGGACCGCGTGGCCATCCAGCAGATACGCGAGCGCGGCGCGCTGGGTGATATCCAGGCTGGCCGGGTACGCGATGCCATCGCGAAGTGCCGGAACTTATGGGCATCGCTTCCTGGTGCCGGCTACCAACAACGCGAGCACCGCCTTGAAGACCTGGTGCAGCAATACCGTGCTGCGGGCGGGGTAGTTGCATGACCTGGCTGCTCACAAACTGGAAGCCGCTGCTGGCCGGCCTGGCGCTGTTTCTGGCTGCTGCCGGCGGCTGGCACGAAGGGAGCGAGCGCACGGATGCCGCCTGGCAGGCCAAGTGGGACCAGCACGAGAAGGCAGACCAGCAGGCCGCCGAGGCCTTCGAAGCCAGAGAGCACGCCGAAGAGCAGCGCCGTCAACTATCCGTCAACAAGGTGATCGAGGATGCAGATAGGAAGATTGACCAGGTGCGCGCTAATTCTAGTGCCGCTGCTGATCAGCGCGTGCGGGACGCAGCCGCCAAGTACGCCGACCGGATTGCTGCAGCTGAAGCCGGCCGCCATTCCTGCACTGCCGCCGCAAGCAAGGCAGCAGCCCAGCGCGCCAGAGTGCTTGCCGACATGCTTGGAGAGGTTGACCGCATGGCGGGTGTCTACGCAGAAGCAGCTGACGAATCCCGAGTGAGAGGGCTGGCCTGCGAAGCGGCTTACGACGGAATCCGCTGATCGATAGCCACTGTGACGCCATGGCGTGACTCTGTACTGTATGCGCATACAGTTATGAGGTCGTCATGAGCAAGCTCACCAGATTCGAACCAATCCTGAAGGACGAGATGCGCGCCCTATGGGTTAAGCATCGCGACCAGGACATCCGCCGGCTACTGCTGGAGGTGGAGCATTCCCGTCGCGTCCTGGCGGAAGTGCACGATCACTTCGAGGCGATCCATGCGCAGTACCGGGAAAAGGTTGGCGGTAGCTCCGTCGCCATTCATCAGTTGAAGACGCTGCTGGCCAACGAGTGGAACATGGGGCGGTACGAGAAGAGGAAGGGGTAGGGCGCCCAGAACGGGCTAGGCGGGGTCAAGTGCTGATTGCATCCGCCCAGTCCTGCATCATGCCGCGCCGCTGCTCAAGGTAGGTGGCGTGGTTGTAGGTCTCGCGGATGAAGCTTGAGTCGGCATGGGCTAACTGCCGCTCAATCCAGTCTCGGTTGTAGCCGCGGTGGTTCATTTCGGTCGAAAACATATGTCGGAACCCGTGTGGCGATTGCCGACCACGATATCCGCATGAGTCCATGGTCATCGTGGCGTAGTTCGTGCCCATGGGTCTGCTCACGTCGCTGCGGTTCGGGAAGACATAGCGGAATCCCTTGGAGAAGGGGAGCATGGATTCCAGCAGTTGGACCGCTTGGCGCGACAGCGGGATGACATGGTCGCGACGCATCTTCATCCGGGCAGCTGGAATGGTCCAGGTAGCGGATGGTAGATCGATCTCAGCCCATTCCGCATATCGAACCTCGCCAGGGCGGCAGGCTGTGTAGATCATCAGCAGCGTCGCCGTGACGTACATATGGCCGGTTTCGCACTCGAGAATAGCTTTCATGATCTTCGGCATCTCAGCGAAGTCGACGAAGGGACGATGTTTGTAGGTATTGATCTTCTCGGTGACGGCGTGCATCTCTGCCGTTGGGTTCGACTCAGTTACGCCGGTCGCAATAGCGTACTTGAATACCTGTCCGATCCACTGGCGCGTCTTCACGGCTGAGGTAATGGCACTTCTTGCCTCGATCTTTCTGATCAGCGCGATGATATCCGCGCGCCGTATAGACGTGATCTGCCGCTGGCCGAAAGCAGGCAACACGTCATTCTCCATCGCGATTCGAATTCCCTTCCTAGTCCCCGCCGCAATAGTCCCCTCCCTGAATCTGAACCATTCCTCATAGACCTTCTTGAAGGTCTGTCCATGGGCCTCGATCTGGCCTTCCTTCGCCTCCTTCCTTGATTCGCGCGGGTCGACCCCGTTCGCAACGTCTTCTCGCGCCTCATCCCGGCGAACTCGTGCCTCCTTCAATCCGATTTCTGGGTAGGTCCCCAATGATATGCGGGCCTGCTTTCCCAGCCAGGTGAAGCGGAAGTGCCAGCTTTTCACGCCATTGGCAGCGATATAGAGGGTTAGCCCGAGAGAGTCAGCAAGCGTGTAAGCCTTTTCCTTCGGCTTGGCCTGCCGCACGGCGGTGTCCGTGAGCGCCAT